ACCAAGCAACGTTAGTAATAGTAAAAGTAGCGCAAGCAGCGCTTAATTTTGTTATGTCAGCCAATCCCATTGGGCTAATTGTGATCGCCATTGCAGCTGTTGTCGCAGCGTTTATTATCCTAGAAAAACGGTTTGGCCTTGTCAGCGCAGCCGTCGAGGTCATTGGCGACGTGTTTTACAAATTTCTAATACAGCCAATTGCTACAGCACTTGATTTGATTGGCAAGCTAATTAGCGCATTAGGCAAAATACCCGGTTTAGGCGCATTAGGCAGCGTTGTTGGCGGTGCAATAAAAGGCATACCCGGCCTTGCAGATGGCGGCATTGTGACTGGCCCAACGCTTGCCATGATTGGCGAAGCAGGGCCAGAGGCTGTCATTCCGCTTAATCGACTAGGCGGCGGCGGCGGTGGCATAACCGTAAACGTGATGGGCGGCCTAGCAACCAGCGCCGAAATAGGGCAAGCTGTGGTTAACGCAATTAGGGCTTACAACCGATCTGCAGGCCCAGCAAACATAGCGGTTGCCTAATGCCCGGCACAGCGGTAATACAGGCAGGTAACTACGAGCTGCTGATTGACACAGGTTTTTTGCAAGACGCGTTTATTTTAGATGACACCACCGCAGGCGTATTAAATAACACAGAGTACGTTTTAGACGGCACAACTAATTTTGCTGACGTTACAGACGGCGTGCTTAACGTAAACGTTAAACGAGGCCGCCGAGACGTAGGCGATCAGTTCAGCGCTGGCACAATGACGTTTACCCTGAACGACACGTTGGCTGACGGTGTATTTAACCCGTTTGATACACAAAGCCCGTATTACGACACGGCGCTTAGCCAACCGGGTTTAGCGCCTATGCGTGAGGTACGCCTAAGCCGTTATGACGCGCTCAACGTTGCAGAGCCGCTGTTTGTCGGGTACATAGTTAATTATGATTACGCATTTACGTTGGGCGGCCTGAACACGGTGTCGGTGTATTGCGCCGATCAGTTTTATTTACTGGCGCAAACCTTCTTAGACGAACTAAACGTGACGGCCCAGCTGCCCGGCGCACGCATAGCCACCGTCTTAGCTCTGCCAGAAGTTGATTACACCGAAACCACAAACCTTGCAACAGGCACAGTAGACCTAGGCCATGACAGCGCATACACCGTGCCTGCAGGTACGAACGTGTTGGCGTACTTGTCGCAGATTAACGACACAGCCGAATTTGGGCGGCTGTTTATGTCGCGTGACGGGGTGCTTACATTCCAAAACCGCATAGGTAACACGCTTAGCGCTTCCGTAGTCGACTTCCATGATGACGGCACAAACACACCGTATGACACCGTTGGCATAACCTTTGAGGCAGATCAGGTAGTTAACCGAGCGGTGGTAACGGCCTTAGATGACAAGACGGCTACCGACAGCGACCCAGCAAGCATTGCTACCTACTTTACGCAAACGACAAGCATTACTAACAGCCTTTTGCATGTGCAAGGCCAGATAGATGACGCGGCGGCCTACCTGCTTAATGGTGAGCCTGAGGCACGGTACACAAACGTTGGCACCTATTTTGCCAGCCTGTCTACGGCTGAGCGTGACTCAGTAGCCATAGTTGACATTGGAGACACGATTACCATAGAAAAGACGTTTACGGCTGGCACAGGCACCAGCCAGCTAGCCCAAGAGCTGTCGGTTGAGGGTGTCGAGCATGCCATAGATTTTGGCAGCGGCCACCGCGTTACATTCTTTACAGCCCCAACCACCATTGTTTACGAGCTAATTTTAAATGACGTAACCTATGGCATTATTGACGCAGAAAATGTCCTAGGCTGACCGTATGGGCGCTAACGCACAGACCGAAGTACCAACGTTTACGGCAGCGCAGGTATTGACCGCCGCGCAAATGAATAACAGCGCACGCACAGGTGTACCCGTGTTTGCGACAACTGTTACGCGTGATGCGGCGTTTGGTGGTGCTGGCGAAAAGACGTTGGCTGAAGGCCAATTGTGTTATTTAGAGGACACAAACAAAGTGCAGTACTACGACGGTGCCGCGTGGGCTAACCTTGGAAGCGTGACGAACGTAGCCGCATTTACCGCGTCGGGTACTTGGACTGTGCCTGCTGGTGTTACTTATGCGATTGCGCATATTCGCGCGGCAGGCGGCGGAAACGGAACAGCAAGCGCAGGCGCAGGCGGAAATAGTTCAGTAGCGTTTGCAAGCGGCACGGTTAGCGCAACCGGTGGCGCGGCGTGCAACGCAACTCCGGGAGTACCGAATACCAATGCGCAAGCAGGCGCGGCAAATAGCGGTTGGGGCGCGCGCGGAAGCGTATTTCGTACTGCAGAAGGCGGTTACAATTGGCATGGTGGCGACGGTGCTTACATTGTCGCAGGGGGCGCAGTCACACCTGCCGCAAGTATTACCGTTACTGTTGGCGCAGGCGGCACGGCAGGCACCAGCGGCGCGGCAGGCGGCAGCGGCTATGTATGGATCGAGTTCCAAGTATGAGCGAACGCACCGTAGCAATCGTCAGCCCTAACGTCACGAACGGCGTAGTAGTCAATTGCGAAGTAGTCGCACCTGATTGGGTAAATGACGACCCGACGCACCTAATTGAGTACACACCAGAAAACCCGGCAGCAATCGGTTGGGCAGTAATAGACGGTGTTGTGCAAGTACCACCACCACCGCCAGACCCTGACGAGGCTTAGTGAAGTGGCTGGCAATCGCAGCGCTACTTACCTTGACAGCATGCGAAACAACACGCAGCAACAACGGCAAACCTGCAACGCGCCCAACGTATTGCACACCCGTAGATCGTTGCTGACATGAAAGAGCGCTACACAGCCGAACAGCTACATGCACGCATGGTTGCAACCGTTGGCGTATTGCTGGGCGTTGTGTTTGCAGTAGTCGTAATCGGTTTTGTGTACGGCCTGCTATTTGTGTCGCAACCTATGGAACAAGCACCTAACGACAAAGAATTTATTAGCCTTATGGCAACTATTGTCACGTTTTTGTCTGGCACATTGGCAGGAATAGTTGCCAGCAACGGCATGAAAGACAAACTTAAATAGTGGCTAAGCCGTACACGGTCAACGCGGCGCCCGTAGTTGACGCAGCGCTACCGGGCATGACTGAGTGGGTTAATTGTGCGACAAAGTACAGCAACGGCGCATTGTGGAATAACGGCACATACGTAAAGCGCGACATACGCGGCAAGCCCGGTCAGGTCAGCAACCATGCACGCGGCCTAGCAGCTGACTTGTCTTACAGGTTTATGCCAGCCAGTAAACGTGGCGTGAGCAACGGGCGTGTGCGCTCGCTCGAATTTATGAAACAAGTGCTAGCCAACTATGACGTGCTAGGCGTACAGCTTGTTATTGACTATTGGCCTGAGCCGTTTGGCAGGTCGTGGCGTTGTGATCGTGCTGTTGACGGCGTACACGCATTGCCTAACCATGCTGAGGCATGGCGCAAGGCCGCAATCAAAACGTTTACAGGTGCGCCGGGCGGCGATTGGTGGCACGTCGAGATAGCGCCAGAGCTGGCAAACGACCCGAAAGCTGTTACGGCAGCATTTGTGCAAGTGTTTGGGGTATCCACCACAATCGTTTAATGCGTCGGTACGGTTCAGTTACCGACAGAAACGGGGTTACTAATGGCGTACCTATTGAGCAAGCTCGCTGCAGGCTTTTTTGGCGTGTGGGGCGTATTCGTGGTATCAGGTGCAAACGTAGGGTTTTACGACCCTAAACCGACACCCAGCCCCAGTAGCGCGAACACCGTTTATGAAGGCTTAGAACAGCCCCCAGAGGCCTTAGAAACGACCACAACGACCATAACGACCGTCGCTAACTGTGATGATGTGGTGAGCCTTGCAGCGTCAGTTGGCTGGCCTGCCAGCGAGCTTGACACATTGCGCCGGGTGGCTAACGCTGAAAGCGCTTGCAAGCCTTGGGCGCATAACGTGACCGACCCAAACGGCGGCAGCTACGGCATTATGCAAATAAACGGCTTTTGGTGCATACCTAACACCCATTGGCCTATCGGTTGGCTACAGGCGCAAGGCCTTGCGTCGACGTGTGATGATCTGTACAGCGCAACCGCCAACCTGCAGGCCGCGTTAGCAATCTGGCATAACAGCGGCTGGCAAGCATGGTCTACCTACTGACCCGAACACGTATCGGCTACTATCACCACCACGAAAGGCAAAACAATGACAGAAATAGACAGAGACACAGAAGCAATGATTAAACACCACAACGCAATGTTTGCGTTAATAGATGAAATCTTTGCAACACCAAAAATTACGGCTACGCCACCGCTACAAAAAGAAACGTGGCTAGTTAGGCAGCTAAAAAACATGCGTATTGACGCACAGCTAGCCGGGCAAGATCACGAAGCAGACGTGTTAACGCAGGCCGTTGAGGAACTAGGCGGGCAGCTGTGAACCACCAGCAACCAGAAATGTTTGCCCCAGTCATTGGCTTAGGTGCATACCGTGAGGAATTAGCACAACAACCAGCAACACCATTCGTTAAAGCCATGCAAATAAGTGAGCGTGTCAGCCACCTGAAATGGTCAGGCGAACAGCAACGCCAAGTTGACGCAGCCATTATGAAAGTCGCACGCACCAAAGGCCTGTTTACAGCTGATGACATTTGGCAAGAGCTAGGCGCAACATTCCCAGTAACTAAAGGTTTGGCAGGTCGACTAAACGCAGCTGTGCGCCAAAACATTATTTGCAACACAGGCACAGTTAGCCACGCCAAGCGCGGCGGCCTGCACGATCACGCACAACGTCTGACTGTGTGGGCTGCCTATGGGCTTTAACCTTGACGACTACGAGCCAGTAGCAGCCCGTCTGTCACGCTGGCTAGACATACCCAGCCAAGCCCCAAAACGTGTCATTACACATCTAATGCAATACACCGACGCGCGTTGCGTGTTTAAGGCTGAGCTATGGCATGGTGACGTGCTGACTAGTACCGGGTGGGCTGAGGAGACACGCGGCGAAGGCCATGTGAACCGCACTAGCCATTTTGAGAATTGTGAAACCAGCGCCATTGGTCGAGCATTGGCCAACGCAGGGTTGGCAGGCAGCGATTA